TTGGCAATCCTCTTCCATTCAAGCTGCCAAGATGTGTATAGAGACGAATATATAATCCTTCTTGCTGTGCTGTCATTCCAGAGCAACCCATTCTCCAGTCAGCGAAATAAAAATCTTGATAAGGAAATTTTATATCTTCACTCATCTATTCCCATTCAATCGACTCAGTAAATGTCAATTCCTCATCAAATTTTATTTCTTTAAGAAATAGTTTAATCTTGTTCCAATCTTCTATGCTTGGATGACTAAAGTATTTTCCTCTGCGAAACCAATGCTCAACAGTTGAAAATTTTATGCCAGACAGCTTTGAAAGCTCTTGTGGATTAGTTTGTGATCTTATGTATTCCACAAATTCTTTTTGCGATGGCAACTTTGTTCTTTTAATCATTTCATCTGCCAATAATTCATCAACCCTTGCAGGATCATTCCTTAATTTTTCCACTTGGACTTCTGTTGCTAAATTTATTTGCACTTTTTCCTTTGATTTTCTTGTTGTCTTTCCTTTAAGTATTCTAGCTGCATACTTTTCTTCATTATTTATTTGTCCATCCATCGCTGTTGGAGTTCTCCATAACTTCTTTAATGGCAAGTCCGATGTAGTATGGGATTTGTGGAACGATTGCGTTTCCGAGAGCTTTGATTCTATTTGATCTATCTTTGTCCAATCCATAGGAAATCCCATTAGGAACTCCACAAAGTTCGGATTCAATTTCCCACCAATTACTGCATTTAAAGGTTTCGTGTTTCTTCTCATCTGTGAAGGATTGCCATTGTTCTTTGAGTCTTGCGTAGTTGGAGTCGGATAAAGTCTCGGCTCTAGAATCTGATCGGTCAATCTCACTTGTATTGCGTGTCCACTCGGTCTCAGCAAAGGTTGGTTTTTGTCGAGGCATCTTCTGATCCCTTTGATGTTTGATCCCCCTGTTGATCCATCTGGAGTTCGCCACAATCCAAATGCGTTCCCTTTTATGTTTTGCACCGATGCTTTGAGCTGAAATACTAAAGCACCTCGTGGAGTAGTTCGCACTCTCCAAGTCCTCAAGTATGGTGTCGAGATAGAGTTTAACAATTCCACCAACATTTTCTCCAATAAACCAAGTTGGTCTGGACTCTTTGATAATTCTAAAAGTTTCTTTCCAGAGATTTCGGTCATCTTTCTCTGATTTTCTTTTTCCTGCGACTGAGAAAGGTTGGCAAGGGAAGCCAGATGTGATGATGTCTGGTCGGAGTCCTTCGTCATTTGGTTTGAACTCCTTGATGTCGTTGTAAATAGGAACACCAGGAAAATTTTTCTTTAAAACTTTTTGACAAAAAGAATCTATCTCGCAAAATCCTATGGTCTTGAAATAACCTGTTGATTGCAAACCAAGTGCAAAGCCACCTATTCCAGAGCAGAGATCTAAATGCTTCAGGCACACATTACATCCTTAACAATAACTAGATTTCGCTTTGTATATGGCTTTTTGACTATATATTGCTTGTGTTGTAATGCCTCTAGGTGCATAAAAACAATGCTTGGTGTCTTATAACCCAACCCAGTCATTATATCTCTTACAGCAGGGCATTTTGCGTGTTTATCCCTATATTCTCTAATAAATTGAAGAACTTTAAGCTGCTTATCAGTTAAATTTTCAGCGACATCCATTGTCTTATTACATAAATTACATTTTATTTTCATAATGTTTTTTGTTTGTTCTGATTTAGGGATATTTTTGCAATTTGTAAATAATAATTATTATTATAAATAATTTGACATAATGTAATATTTTAGTATAAAAAATTATATATAATAATTATATGTAATATTATTGATTATTAGGGAGTAATTGGTTATGCAAAGTTTAGAAAATAATTTTTTAAAGATGAAGAAAAAACTGAATTTAGGAGTTGTGAAGAAAAAAGTTCGCATTGATGAAAACAAAAAACATAATCCCGAACTTATAACTATTAAAGAAAAATCAGAAATAAATAATAATGATATAATATCAAAAGGAACAGGCATTGATAAGTCCACAGTTTCCTTACATTTTGCAGGAAAAAGACCAATAAATGTAGAACAAGCATATCGTTATTCTAATTTTTTTGAAGTTCCAATACAAAGAATTTTAGATGATAATATTCCTAAATATAGAATAGTTGGTTATTTAGATCAGGCAACAGGTAGAGTTAAAGAAGCAGATAAATTTCAAAATATAGAAATTGTTATTTGTGAAAATGACTTGATCCAATATGATGATTTAGCAATTCTTTCAAAAGAAGCTGATATGTTGTTTTGGTTTAAGCCATCAATTAATTCTGATAATGTCGCTGTTACTCCTGAAAAAAAATATCCTCTTGGAAGATATTGTTATGTGGAAGTTGAAAATAAACATGAAAAATTAGCACTTATAGGCGATATAAGAAAACTAGAAAAAAGCCAAGTAACAGTCTTTAATAGGCATAGCTTAAAAGAAGAACAATACAGATTAATTAAGGCATATCCTATAAATACAATAGATTTTATGGAATTTAGCGATATTTTAAGAACAGAGTCTATTTTATAAATAATAAATTATTCCCCAATTTGCAAATAATTGTTGCAAATCACAAATTAATCCCTTAAATACCAAAATAGTCAATATTGATTGCTCCTTTATTGACTAAATAATTGGCTAGGTAGGGAGTTGGATGAGCTGACTCCCTACTCAAAAAAACAAGAGAGGTTAATATGCAACCAGACTTTGTTTTAGTGGATGAAAATTTTAAAAAACCACCACAGAAAAAAGTTATCTGTTCAATAGAAGATTGGAAGAGAATGGATAAAGAGGATGCACTAAAAAAAGATTGTGCTGAAAGAAAGAAAATTCCTCTAGGTAAAAACTCTAAATATGTGTGGCTAGGTATAAATAATGCTGACAAAATATCAGAAAATTATTTTTCTCTTACTCCTTTCAAAAAATTAAAAACTGAAAGTAGTTAATCAATTGGTAAAATATACAGATAAATATAATTTACCAACTGGAGTCTCCAATGCTCTTCGTAATATTAATTCCTCCTACAGTAGAGGAGACTCCGATATATCAGTTACACAACTAATAGATTCCCCACAGATTAAAATTTTAAAAGAAAAGTATGATGACCAGATAGAGCAGGATCTATCAGAAATGTTTTGGTCAGTTCTTGGAACTTCAGTCCATCATATTATTGAACACAGCGATACAACAGAAAACACTATTAAAGAAAAAAGATTTTATGGCGAATGCAATGAATGGAAAATATCTGGTGCAATAGATAGAGTAATATTAAAAAATTTAACTGGATATGAAAATGAAACAATAGAAATAGCCGAAATAGAAGATTATAAATGCACGAGTGTTTGGTCTATTATTTATCCTAAAGAAAGTTGGACTAATCAATTAAATGTATATGCTTGGTTGCTTCGACAAAATAATTATCTTCCTAAATCTTT